AGATCGGCGGATTGAAGGGCGTCCTTGCGGCGGTCACAAGTCCGGTCGGAATAGTTATCGCGGCGATCGCGGCATTGGCGGCGGCGTTCATCTATCTGTATAAAACAAATGATGATTTTCGGGAAAAGGTCAACAAGGCGGTCGAAAAGGTCAAGGCGGCGTTTCAAGATATGGTTCAGAAGGTCAAGCCGCTTTTACAGAAATTAGGGGAAGCCTTCAAAAACCTGATGACAGCACTTGAACCCGTGTTTGAACTCATAATGACGCACATCATGGCGATTGTGAACGGAATTATAAACGCGGTCGCCCCTATAATCGCGGCAATAACGAACGTCGTTGATTTCGTGACGAATATCATCAACGCATTGATCGCCCTGTTACACGGAGATTTCGACGGATTTTTCCAGTATATCGGCGCGGCATTGCAGAACGTCATTGATTACGTGAAAAACATCATCAACGCGTGGGTTTCATTTATCGTCGGATATTTCGAAGGATTCGGCGTTGACGTGAAAAAAATCTTTTCTGATATCTGGACGGGGATCTGTTCCATATTCCAGAACGTCGGACAATGGTTTTCTGATAGGTTCACGGAAGCATACAACAACATCGTGAACGTGTTCAAAAATATCGGACAATGGTTTTCCGCCCGTTGGACTGATATCAAAAACGCACTTGCAACCGTGGCGACATGGTTTCAAACCATGTTTCAAAATGCGTGGAATAATATCGTGAACATTTTCAAAGCGATCGGACAATGGTTCGCGGCAAGGTGGCAGGATATACAGAACGCATTGTCAACCGTGGCGACATGGTTCCTGACGATGTTCCAAAACGCATATAACAACGTCGTGAACGTCTGGAAAGCAGTCGGACAATGGTTCGCGGCAAGGTGGCAGGATATACAGAACGCATTGTCAACGGTCGCGACATGGTTTCAGACGATGTTCCAAAACGCATACACGAACGTGACGAATGTCTGGAAGGCAGTCGGACAATGGTTTTCTGCCCGTTGGACTGATATCAAGAACGTGTTCGCGAATATCGGCGAATGGTTCAGACAGAAGTTTCAATCGGCGTATGATAGCGTGACGGGAATCTGGAAGAATATCGGATCGTGGTTCCAGACGAACGTCATTGACAAGATCAAGGGCATATTCGACGGATTCAGCCTGAAAGACGCGGGCGAAAGAATTATGAACAGCCTTGTCAATGCTATGAAATCAATACACCTTCCGAAACTGTCGATCGAATGGGGCGAAACGTCGAAAAAGATCGGCGATATCGAAATCAAGATCCCTGTTCCGCATATTTCATGGAACGCGTTAGGCGGAATTATGAGGAATCCGACACTATTCGGAATGTATGGCGGAAAATTGCAAGGCGGCGGCGAAGCCGGGGACGAAGCGATCCTTCCCCTTGATATGTTCTATAAAAGGACGGAAGCCTATATTGACGACGCAATCGCAAGAACGACGGCAGCGGTCACAAGCGGGCAGCAGGGCAGCAGGGGCGGCGATTTCATTCAACACATCAATATTGAATCGCCTGAACCGTTATCGCCTTATGAGGTCGCAAGACAGACAAGGAACCAGACGCGGAACATGGTTCTTCAGTTACAAGGGGGACGCGCATAATGTCAAAAACTGTATTGTGTAAAAACGAAGATGACGTTCAGATCGAATTTTCGTATGAACCGGAAGCCGAATTCTTCCTGATATCCCTTGACGGGGTTTATTCGGTATCAAACAACGTCACAACATCCGCGAACACATTCACGGACGGATCAACATATCAGGGATCGACGACAAAACAAAGGAATATCGTTATCACGGCGGAATTTGACGACGAATATCAGTCCCGCCGGGATTTCCTTTATAAGTCATTCAAACCGAAGTCGCCGGGGACGTTCTACTATGAGGAAGGGGACGAAAAAAGACAGATTGATTATTATGTCGAATCAATCGACATCGACGAAAAAGGCGTCTGCAGGAACGCGGTCATTTCATTGATATGTCCGGATCCGTTCTTCAAAGATCCGGCGGACGCGACGGTTTCAATGGCAGGGTGGCAGCCTTGTTTTGAATTTGTTCATGAATTCACGGACGAACTGGAAGAATTTGGCGTCCGTGTCGCTGAACTTGTCAAGGACATCGACAACGATTCGGCGGCGGATCACATCGGAATTGAAGTCATCATGGAAGCCGAAGGACAGGTCACGAACCCGATTTTGTATCACTTGCAGCAGGATATTCACATTCAGGTCGGGACAGAAGCCTATCCGCTGAACATGGAACCGGGGGACAAGGTAAGAATCACAACCGGGACAAACGAAAAAAACGTGTATTTCATCCACAACGGGCAGGAAACAAAGATCAACGAATATCTGGAAGAAGAATCCGAATTCATCCAGTTGATCCACGGTCGAAACACATTCGTCTATGACGCGGCAGCAGGCGTCGATTATCTGAATGTAACGATCAAATACCGGTTCCGTTATTTAGGAGTATAAAGAGAATGGAAATCAGGATATACAATCGGGATCTATACCGTCAGGGACAGATCGAAAATCAAATATCCCTGATCTGGACGCGAAAGTTTTATGAACCGGGAACGTTTGAACTTCACGCGCCGATCACAGACGAAAATCTGTCGTTATTGCAGCGGGGAAACATAGTCGGATTAAAAGGCGCGGACGAAGCAGGCGTGATCGAGGATATCGAAAAAGAAGAATCCGACATCAAGAACGAAATCACAGTCAAGGGGCGGTTCCTGTCGTCATACATGGATCGCCGCCTGATAAAAAGGACAGTCAATTTCAACGGACGGATCGAAGTCGCAATGCGTCAGTTATATTCCGGGGCGGTTGCGATTCCGCTTGTCGTTCTGGGAGATCTGAACGGATTCACGCCGACGGCGGAATTTCAGGTCACAATGAAAAACCTTCTTGTGTATGAATCCAAACTGTCAAGGGCGGGGGCGATCGGATTCCGGTTCCGCCCGGATTTCGTGGGACGTCGGATCGTATTTGAAACATATCAGGGAAAAGACAGGACATCCGCGCAGCACGTCAACCCGCGCGTCATCTTTTCCGAGGATTACAACAATTTGAATAACGCCCTTTATCGTTTCAACGATCAAAACCTGAAAACATACGCGATCGTGGGCGGTCAGGGCGAAGGCGATCAACGAACATATTATGACATCGGGGGCGGGACAGGACTTGACCTTCGGGAAGTATTCGTTGACGCGAAAGACATCAACCCGGACGGAATGACAACGGCGCAATACAAAGCGGCATTATTGCAGCGGGCGCAGGAAAACCTAAACGAAGCGATCATTTCCGAAACCCTTGAATGTGAAACAGACGCGGCGATCAATTTCACATACAAAGAAGATTATGATCTGGGGGACATTGTGACAGTCAGGAAGAAGGCGTGGAATTTATACATGAACCAGAGGATCACAGAGATTTCGGAAGTGTACGAATGGGGCGGAATGAAAGTCGTCCCGACATTCGGGGATCCGCTTCCTGAAAAAATAAAGTGGGACGAATAAAACGAAAGGAGAAAAGGAAAAATGTCTGATTTAAGGGAACGAAGTTATGATTACTTCTGGAATTCAAATTCCGATCGCTATTATGACGCGGAATCAATGGGGGACTGGCTTCGTCCATTCTTCAAAAACGGCGTGTTCAACGGTCAAATGCAAGTCACAGCGAACGACGATATGTCCGTGACGGTCGCCGCCGGTTATGGTTACATAAACGGAAAACATCGTCATTTCCTGATTCCGACAACCCTTGACATCGAAACGGCGTCCGGTACATTGAACAGAATCGACAGCGTGATCCTGCGCCGTGACGACACGGAACGCCGGATCTATCTATTCATCCAGAAGGGCGGGAACGCCGCGAATCCGGTTCCGCCCGCGCTTGTCAGGACGGGAACGATCTATGATCTGAAACTTGCGGATATCTATATCGCCGCCGGAACGGTAGCGATCACACAGGCAGAGATCACAGACACAAGAATGAACGCGTCCGTCTGCGGTTGGGTGGCGGCAACGGTCACACAGATCGATTTCACACAGATTCAGGCGCAGTTCGATTCATATTTCACGGCGTACAAGAAAAATATTTCGGATCAGTATCAGATCTATATCGCCGCGATCCATTCATTCGAGGATCAGGCGCAGGAAGCCTACGATCTTATGATTCAGGCGTTCAACGCATACGCCGAACAGCAGGAAGCCGCGTTTGAAGCGTGGATTTCTGAACAGGAATCAGATTTTGAAACATGGTCGGGCGGGCAGCAGTCAACCTTCGAACAATGGCGACAGAATCAGGAATCAGCGTTCAACAACTGGTACCTGACAAATACGGGAAATTGGGCGCAGGAATTTCAGGACTGGTTCGACGGGATCCGGGAACAGTTGGATCATGATGTCGCCGGTCATTTACAGAATGAGATCGAAGCCCTGAACAATATCATCTATACGGGCAAAGTTCCGGCGAACCTTGTCACGACAGACGGGGATCGTCTGGTTACAAAAAGCGGCGATCAGTTGATATGTTTCTGGACGTTGAAAACATCCGAAACGTGCAACTGTCCGGCAAATAACAACTAACCAAAAGAAAGGAGTTTCAAGCAATGGCAGACAAGTATTTTTCACAACTGACAGAAGCGGCGCAGATCAATAAAGCCGATGTTTTCGCCCTTGAACAGCAGGACGGAACAAAAAAGGCGGATTTTGAAAAGATCTGTCGTTCGATTCTGGTTCCGGGGATCGAAACGATCGCCGGGGAGTTCCCCGCAATCGCGGCGGACGATGACCTTCCGACAATCGCCGGAAAGATCAACAAATGGCAGCAGGACGCAATCGCAAAGATTGAAACATACATCCTGCAGTCGAAAATCATTTCAGAATTTCCGACAGATGAATTCGATCCGGAGGATCCGGACGATCCTATCACGGAAGAACTGACCGGCGAAGTTATTTCAGCCCTGTTAGCGTACACGATGAATCAGAACATTTTGTCCGTGACAGCGGATCACGGAACCCTTCAGGCGGATTTCGCAATCCAGAAGCGCGAACAAATGGCTTCATACGGCTATTTCGGCGCAGAATTCGCACTTGATGACCTTATGGCGTTAGTTCGCGCCGGAAAGTGGGACAAGTTCGCGATCGGCGACATTTTCACGGAAACAACAACCGCCGGGGAAAAGATCGAATTCGAGGTCACAGGAAAGAATTCATATTTGCATTGCGGGGATCAGGGAAACGGATTGACCGCGAATCATATTGTTGTTTCGCCCCGTGACTGTCTGCAGACATATTACAAATTCAATTCGACAAACACGAACGCGGGCGGATATGCCGGTTCGCTTATGCCCGCAAACCTTGAAACCGAAGCGAACAAATTCAGTTCAAAGTTGCAGGGATATATGACATCGATCCGCCGTCTGGAAAACAACAAAGGCGCGTGGGCGTGGGCGTCAAGAAGAATATTCCTTCCGGGAAATCCTGAACTTGTAGGGTTCCACGGTTGGGCGGACGCATACGACGGCGGCGCGTTCAATCAAATGCCGTTGTTCAGGGGCGGAAACGCGCACCTTCTGAAGGGTTCAGGTTACAAGAAGGGCAAGGCTGCCCGGATGTGGTACTGGACGGCGGATCCGTCGGCTGCGGACACGACCGCCTTTTGCGGTTTCGCCAACGACGGCCGCAGCGCCTACGCCAACGCGAGCGCCG